CATTAACTCAACGCAAAATTTGAGACCCTAGAGAGGGGAGAAAATAACACTTCCGATTTGGATAAGTGAGAAAGCCAGCAAGAACAAATAGTCGCTTGCACGACCCCCGTTTTATACCGCCGGGGAACGGCCGGGCCCGCTTACAAACGGACGGTCACAATGATCGATTGCCCTGGGTAGCCGTCGGGGACGGTACCGAGCTCAAAGCTGCCCTTGACAGAGGAGGGGAACAGGTTGGACAGCTTGAAAGGAGCAAAGCGGTGACCTGTCCACCAACCGTCAGCAAAGAGACCGTGCAAATGCGCACCGGCCTGATGCATACCATCGGTCTTGGCATGAGCATCCGCGACTGGGAGGATTGTGAACTCAACGTCAGTGGGCGTGTCTTTGCCGCCGACACTGTCCCAAAGGACGGTAATGTCGACCACTTCGCCGGAGAGCGTGAGGCCAGTGTGGACGGGAAAGCCAGCTTCCTTGAGGTTGGCGATGAGTAGGGCGAGAGTGCCGGACCTGCCTTCAATGCCGACGTCAGGATAGCCAAGGTCAGAGGAAGGGAACGCATCGGACACCTCGTCATCAAGGACACCCTTGTGGACGATTGGGACGAGTGCCCAAATCTGGGCATTCGATTCAGGGCCTGTGACAGCTGGGAAACGCACATTTGTGCTGGCTGAGCCAGCATAACCGACGGGGCCAAACGAGGTGGCACGCAAACGCTGATAAGTGCGGCCGGCGCCATAGGAGCTGGCGTAAAGACGCACTGAGTTGGAGGGTAAAAGACACAACATCATGTGTGAGGCGGCGTGCCGAGCTGAGATCTTGTTGGGGCAGGAGCCGGTGGTGACACACAGATCACCAACAGTCAACTCAGCAACCCAATCAGGGGTATTAGCGGATCCGCTGCATACGAAGCTGTATTCAGGGGAAGCAATGCGACCGGCCTGATAAAGCTCGTTGAGACGCGCAGTGTCGAGAGAGGAAGGCTCAGTGTTTATGGCAGGACTTGGAGGTGGGGGGGCAAGCAAAGGCGAGGCGCTTGGGCTTCCGCCAGCAGGGCGAAAAGACGATGCACGACGAGAACCACTGAAATCATTAACCACGCCTGTTGTTTCGCGAATCAGATCATCAGCGTTCTTCACCCTGGAGGCTCTGGTCGCAAGCGAGGAGGCCGCGCCGACGGCAGAGCTGAGCGGGCCGGCGTAAGGGGCGATAGCGGAACCGA